AGAATGTTAGAAAAAGATATAGAAGAAACTGTAGTAACAGAATCTATAGGTTTACCACCAAGTATGTTGGCAAATATTTTAGTATCTAAATTCAACTCAAAGTATTCTGAAATAAACGAAACGGAAAGAGAAATTATAAAAACAGTTTTAAATGGTAATAAAGATGAAAAGAAATCTTTATTCGAATCTGTTAAAAGAGAATGTATAGATAATATAGATAACAAATTAAATGAATCCTCCGATATTGAAATAAAAGATAAGTTATTAAAGGTAAAAGATAAATTATTAAATACTAACTTCGATTACGAAAACTTCAATTCACAGATAGGTAAAATTTACAATTTAAAAGAATCGATAGATTAAAAAATGAACCCCTCCGAAAGAGGGGTTTTTTATTTATATAATTTGACTAATAACTATTTTAATAGTATAATTACATAAACTTTAAATAACAAAAAATGAAAAATTTTATGAATGAAATTAGGAAAAGAAATCAAAATCGGTACCGTAAATAATAAAGAATCAAAAAGTTTATATTTAAACTTTTGTGCGTGGGGGGAGTTAAAAGAAGAAGGCGAAAATTTTAACTACGATTTTTTCTTAAGTAATATAAGAAAAAAAATAAAACAAAAAATAAGTAATACAGTCAACAAAGAATTATTTCACGAAAATAAATACATTGTAGATTTAGATATGAGAACTTCAGGGTTAAATATTAATAAAAGAAGTTTTATGTCTTGTGAAATAACATTATATCAGAAAAAACATATACCCATAAATAAACATAATATCGTAGAAAATAGTAAAAAAATAATCTATGATGTCGTAAATGAATGTTTAGAAAATAATCCAGTTTTTACTTTCCATAAATCTAAAAAGTAATTTTTTACCACAGTGGTATATTTATAATAAAAGTATAACACTGTTATGGAAATTCTTAAAAAAAACGAAATAAATAAAAAAGGTATTCTTGTCGAATATGACGCAGGATACATTTCCCCAAAAGATAATAGACATTTTGTAAATGAAATGTCAAACTTAACCAAAGGTCAACCTATTATAGAAGAACCTTTGGTTGTTTATGCCGTAATGCAAAAGTATGGTGTAGAGAATAGAAATGGTAGAGTATACCCAGAGGCTATCTTAAGAAGAGAGGCAGAAAACTATCTAAAATTAATCAAAGAAAAAAGAGCATTAGGAGAGGCGGATCATCCAGAATCTTCTATAGTTGCCGTAAGTAGAATTTCACATAACGTAGTCGATTTATGGTGGGAAGGTAATGTACTAATGGGTAAGTTAGAAATTATTATGTCACCAGGATTTGTTAATCAAGGAATAATTTCTTGTGAAGGTGATAGAGTTGCCAATTATATAAGAAAAGGTTTAAAAATCGGTGTATCATCAAGAGGTGTTGGTTCTTTAGAAAAAGAGGGTGGTAAGAATATTGTTCAAGATGACTTTGAATTAATTTGTTGGGACATAGTTACCTCACCCTCAACTCCAGGATCTTGGATTTATAGTGAGGAACCTTCTGTCGAACAACAAATGTCAGAATCTAAAATAAAAAATAAAGATAATCTATTAAAAGACTCTTTAAATAATTTTTTATTGGATTAATAAAAAAATAACACTTTTTAAAAGTATTGCATATTTATTAAGAAATGCAAATAATTTTGCGTTATTTAATAATAAATAAAAACAAATAAAAAAAGAAAAAATGGCTGAAAAAAAGAAATCAATCATCGAAGAGGCTTTACTAGAAGCAAAGTCTTTAGAGGATGCCTTAAAAGCCAACACGAAAGAAATACTTGCGGCACATATGTCGAAAGAAATTGAGAGCATCGTTGAGTCGTCTTTAAAAAATAAAGATGAGAAAAAAGAAGAACCAATCTCCGAAGAAGATGACGAGATTAGTGTTGACGATGTAGAAACTAAAGGGTCCGATGATGATGAAGAAGACGTTAAGTTAGATCTTGACGATGAAGAAAACGCTGATGATGATGAACTACAATTTGGTAGTGATGATTCTGATGAACCTAATAATGAACCTAAAGTTGATTTAGATTTAGACACCGACCTAGACTTAGATGCTGGTGAGGGAGACGATGATGATGACGATGATGATGAAATTGGGTTAGGTTTTGAATTACCTGCTATGGGTGCAGAAGATGACGAAGAAATTTTAGACTTAACAGGTGCTTCAGACGAAGAAGTTGTTACAGTATTTAAAAAACTTTCTGACAATGACGAAGTAGAGGTAGTAAAAGATCAAGGTGGAATTCATCTTAAAGATAATGGAACGGGTGCAGAGTATTACATTAAGGAATCTATGGAAGAAGGATGGAATTCTATGGAAGAAGGTGAACAATGTTCTGAATGTGGTTCAGGTACTATGTACGAAGATGAAGAAGGGAAATACTGTTCCGAATGTGGTGCAGGTGATTCTCAAGATCAAATCGTATATGAGATTGAACTAGACGAACCTTCAAGTGAGGAAGACGGATTTGAAATAAAAAATTGGGACGATGCGTCTAAATGGCTTAGAGATACGCCAGAAGGAAGACACGCAGGAAGTAGACCAATTGAAGATTTTGAAGAAGGTGCTTACATTGAAGAAGATAAGTTGCAGAGACACTCTAGAACTAATGGTAAACAAAGATACCACGGTGCTAGATTAGCGGCAAGAGAATCGAGAACAACTAGTAAACCTGTAGTTCGCAGAGAACCAACAAAAAACACAGTTTCCGAATCCAAAATAATGAGAGAATACAGAGAGTTAAAATCTAAAAACGAAGAGTATAAGAAAGCACTCAATGTATTCAAAGAAAAACTAAACGAAGTTGCGTTGTTTAACACTAACTTAGCATACGTTAATAGATTATTTACTGAGCATTCAACTACTAAGAAAGAAAAAATGGAAATTCTTAAGAGATTTGATAACGCTGAGACAATTAAAGAATCTAAAAACATCTACAAAACTATTAAAACGGAATTAGATTCTAAATCCCCTATTAATGAGTCAGTAGAAACTAAAGTTAATAAAACAATACAATCTTCAAAATCTACTAATTTGAATGAGTCTACTGCATATGTAGATCCACAAATTACAGCGATTAAAGATTTAATGAGAAGAATCTCATAAAAATAATAAAATAACAAAATTAAAAATAAAATTAAAATGGGACATTTGTTAAACTCAGGTGAAGTCGGAAATATCGGACTAGAACACCTAAAACAAATCAGATCTAAAACAATTTCTAAATGGAACAAATTAGGTTTCTTAGAAGGTTTAAAAGGTCACGTAAAAGAGAACATCGCTCAATTATATGAAAACCAAGCATCTGCATTGTTGAACGAATCAACAGGAGCAGACTCATCAGGATCTTTCGAAACTGTGGTTTTCCCAATTGTGAGAAGAGTATTCTCTAAATTATTGGCTAACGATATCGTATCAGTACAAGCGATGAACATGCCAATCGGTAAATTATTCTTCTTTGTACCTAAGACATCTGATGGAGCATTTCCATTGAATGGTTCTAACAACGGTGCTAATGGAGCATTACCAGAATGTACAATCTCTGCTTGTGGTGACACAACTTTGACTACATTCCAAGAAAAATCACTTTATGATTTATATTATAATGATGGTTTATATGATGCATCTAAAGGAAGTTATACTGTATTTTCAACTACAGGTTATCAAGGTGTAATTCTTAACGCTAACGGTACTAGTACTGTAACTGCATTAACTGCACAACCAAAAGCAAGTGACGGTTCTTTCAGAAACGTTAAATTACGTGTTACTGGTTTCACATCCACTAACGCAGGTAGATTAACTGGACCAGATGGTAACGAAATGGATACTGAGGCATTCTTAGCATCTTTAAAAATTGTTACTACTCCAGCAATCAATGATCAAGACGGTCAAAATATTATCGCAGCAGGTGCTGAGATACCATTTAGATTGGTAACACAGAAATACGGTAGAGGTATCGTAGATTACGGTCAAGATATCTGTGATACTGACGGAGGTTTATTGGTTGAATTAGATTTAACTCACCCAGCATGTATTAGTTGTTCTTCAGCTAATTTTGATGGTTACGTTGGAGCTGCATCAGCAACTACGTTCACAGGATTAACAATCTCTTGGAGACAATACCAAACATTAGAATACGCTACAGAAATGGGTGAGGTTTCTTTTGAATTGGATGAAGTAGTTGTTTCTGTAACTGAGAGAAAATTGAGAGCAACTTGGTCTCCAGAATTAGCACAAGACGTTAGTGCATTCCATAACATCGATGCAGAAGCTGAACTTACGGCTCTTTTATCTGAGCAGGTTGCTGCTGAGATCGATAGAGAGATCTTAAGAGACTTAAGAAAAGGTGCGGCTTGGCAATTGAGATGGGATTACAACGGA